TGTAGAGATCCCACAAGATAAAAAAATAGTGCCACCAAAAAAACCTAAATTAGACACATAGTGTTGCATTTTTGCCACTATTTGATATAATATTACATGAAGCTATATCGCGTCCAAGCAAAATATAAAAATATATATGTTGATGAGATGCTTGAGGCCAAGAACGATAAAGCCGCTCTTGAGGATTTTGTAAAGAAGGTTGACTCAGGAGACGTAACAGAAAAACCAGGAGCTGGTTTCGAAGATCCCAACTTCTTGTTTTTAACTTTTGAGGAGGTTGACAGAAATGTCTCTACAGGAACTAGTGGCGAAAAAACTTCAACTGGAATCCAAATGGGCAACACAAGCGTTGTCACAGGGTAGGGTTACAACTGATATGAAGTGGATCGACATTGAACTTAAAGATGTAAAGGTCAAGATCAATGAACAAAGTGTTATTGATGCAAAAACTGATCTTTTAAAAAAAGCAGGTTAAGCTTTTAAAAAAACTTACTTTTTACCTAAGACTCGTGCGCTCTAAATTTAAGGGTTTCGAAATATAACAATCATTAAAGGTTTGATATAACCTAATTTAAAAGGATTATCTTTTGTACCATCGTCATGACCAAAGTGAAATCCACGTACAGGTTTTTTTAAAAATCTTATTTCGCAGTTTGGATTTTTATATATAAAATCATGAAAGTATTTTGTATGTGTAGCAGCCGGAAGTAAAAAAACACCTGTAAAATTTTTTGTATGATAAGCCTTCTCTACAAATTTTGGTATCTTCATATCAAATAAAGGGTGTATGTAAGCAATTTCTCCAGACCAATCCTTGTCTAAGCAGCTGTTTTCTATTGTGTAATATTTTGGCAGTAAATGATTATTGTCTGAAGCGCAACAATCTACTGTAAAATCAAATTCTTTAGTAAGATCTGCCCATATATCTTCAGGTGTTCTTAAATATTTCATGCGCACAGCTGAAAAAGTTAGATTCGATTTTTTTGTTTTATCTATTCGTTTCATTCTTTAGCCTCACCCCAACTTTTACCTAACGCTACGTCAACTTTAGATGGCACTTTAAAATCGCCTATAGCGTTTTCCATAATTTCTTTTACATTTTTAATGTCTGGTTCTTTGTCTATGGAGAAACACAGCTCATCATGTATTTGCAGTATTGGTTTATAACCTGCCTTATAACAATCAATCATTGCTTGTTTAGTTTGATCCGCTGCAGAACCCTGTATTAATCTATTTAAAGCCTTATAAGTAAAGGCTCTACGGATATTATTGCCATAAACGGCCTTAGCCTCCTCGTATTGCATGGCTTTGTTCATTCCGAAGGTAGATGGCTCCCACATGTCAAATCGGCATTTACGACCCCTTATTGTCCGAATAAACCCATACTTTGAAGCTGAGTTAGACACATCTGTGGCTAATTGTTTAACAAAAGGCACCCTTTCACCATATTTTATCAATAATTGTTCAGCCCTATCCTTAGAAATACCTAATTCTTTGGCTAATTTAGCCTTACCCATGCCATAAAAAAGCCCCAAATTGATAGTTTTGGCTTGTGTTCTAGTAATTTGTGCCATATCAGCCACAATTTGATGAAAATCTGCAGATTCATTCTTGTAAGCTTCTATAAATTCTTTACTGCCTGTAAATTCATTATTAGTTGATGCAGCGTAATGTGCTACAATTCTTGGTTCTTGTTGTGAGTAATCAAAACTACCCCATTGTCTGCCCTCTTCAGGTAAAAATAAACTTCTAATTTTATTACCATATTCTTTGTTTCTTGCAGGAATCTGTTGTAGGTTAGGATTAGAATATGAAAGTCTACCAGATACTGTTCCACCTTGATCAGATCTTAATTGATTTATTTCTGAATGTATTCTACCCTTATGAACATAACGTTGAATGGAGTCTATAAATGTTGAATGGAATTTATTTATTTCTCTTGCTTGTCTTATTAGTTGCGCTATCGGGTTATCACAATTTACTAACCAATTTTGGGTAAAACTTGGTTCTCCGGTTTTCGGTGTCCGTGGGTAGTCAACACCTATTCTGTCAAACACCTGCGCTACTGATCTAGCTGCCCAAATATCTACATCAAGCGTGGTCTGAGATTTTATACTAGATAAAACCTCAGACTCTTTTTGTTTGAATTCTTTTTTTAACAATGCAGCTTTAGCTTCGTCAACTCTTATACCAGCTCTTCTAGTTTCAATTAATATAGGCAACAGCTCCATCTCCATGTCCCAAACATCATTTAAACTTTGTTTAGTGATTTCTGTTTTAAATCTTTCCCACAATCTCAGAGTAAGTCCTGCATCTTGTTCAGCATAAAACCCAACATATCCAGCAGGCAGTTTCCAAAGATCTGCTTTAGGGTCTATGCCCCATTCTTTTGCTTTTTCATTAAGAAATGTTTCATTTTTAATTTCTCCTAAATAATCTTTTGCACAAGCATTTAAACTAAAACTAAATCTATTTTCATTAATAAGTGCAGCAGCAATCATTGTATCTACAATTTTGCCTCTTATTTCAAAACCATTTACTAATAACCAACCAACGTCATAACTAGCATTATGAAATATTTTAGTAGCTGGTGTTTTTAAAACATCTTGCATCCAAGCTGTAGTAATGGCTAAATCCATATTACCACCTGCATCATGTTGAATTGGGAAATACCATTGTTGACCTAAAGCTGCTACTGCAAAACCAACGATGCCCCCATCAAACGTAGCCCAACCAGGTCCCTTTGTTTTGATATTAGGGTCTTTAGTTTCTATATCTATTGCTATCTCTTTAGCTTGTGATAAATCTGGATACTCTGACGGACATATCCAATCACTATCATTATAAATAAAATTAAGTTGATGAGTCATTTAGAGTTTGTAAGCATATACCTTACGATAGTAGTAGCTGGATTTAGATCGTAATCTTTTACGCACCCTGTCAGGGTCATAACAATACCAATTATAAATACTAACCGGATCATATTTCATTGTTTCTTCTTACTAAAATTTGTATCTTCAATTAATTTCATAGTTTTTATTGGTAGACCAAGCAGAGATATATAACATTCTGCACAAAAATAATCATATTTATGCACCACTACTGCTTGCGCTCGACTACATTTTTCACATTTAATAATTTCTTTCTTTTTTTGTACCATGAAACATCTCTCCCATTCTCTTTACACCACTGGTAATGATTTTCTAAAACCATGTTTGACAACCTTTTATCTTCATTCATTATCTTTTTTCCTTTCATCCATAACTTCTTTGATTACTACGTACGCACATAACGCTAAAACTAAGAAAGCTGTTATACTAAATAAAAACATACCCCATCCATATAAAGCTGTCATTTGTCTTTTTTATCTTTTATTTTTTTTATTTCAAGGTCACAATAATGTTTTATCTTTTCCAAATCTTCAACACCATTCTTGAAACGATACCTGCAAACGTATTTAATAACATTACCCTGAAAGAACGATAATTCATTTTTTGAAATAAATTCATAAGGTTGAATATGAAAGTGTTTGTAATGTGATCCTCCAATTTGTCTATCTTGTGGAAATGCATCATCAAACATATCTTTATCTGTCATTACAGGCCACACATCCCTTCGCATTCTTGATTGAACATGTCTAATTGATTTTTATCTTTTACTTTAAATTTTGCATCTTTTAACGGCACACATGATCGATGAATAAATAACTGATCATTAACTTTTTTGTTACCTCTTCTTATTGTTTCATCAATCTCACAAGCGTCTTTAAACTCTTCAGGTCTATTAGCTTTCATGTCAGCCCAGAAATCATCATCATGGAATGGACAACCTATGCAGGCAGATTTTGCAGGTCTTCTATAATCTTTACCATTATACCATTTAAGACAATCGTCTCTAGACATTTTCTTTTCTATTAAAGGCCAACGATTTTGTTGCCACCAAATTCTAGCAGGTTTCATTCTCATAATTTCGTCCATTGATATACCTATCCACATTTCAATCCACTTATCTTTTGGGAATCTTTTTCTGTAACCCACATTCATTAACTCTCTAGTTTGTTTTTGGATTGGAGTAATTTTATATTCTCTTGTACATTGTCGTCTGAGCATGCCCTTTTTGTTTGTTTCTGGATTCTTAGTAAAGAAAGGTGCAGAGGCAAAACGATTGCCTTCATCAGACATAGCGTTTTTAATGTCATCCCTTATATTACCCTTACTACAAACATAAACAGGATAAGACAATTGTTTCTTAAGCCACGCTAAGTGTTCTATAACTGGTTTAGGCTCCCAACCTGTGTCTGCGAAGATCGCAGCATCAGGCTTATCACCGAATGCACCTTCCTCTGCCATCAATGCCATTGTAGAGCTTTGCACCCCTGCTCCTAAAGATAATATTCGCATAGCAGGTTTACCTTGAAATTTTTTTTGTTCTTCCATGTTTTTATAATTTAAATTCTTGTAATATTTTTATTTTTTCTTCTGCTTGTGCAATTTTATCTATTAATTTATCACATTCGTCAATGTGTTGCGGGTGCTCTCCAATACCTACAGGTTTTTCTAAATAGATTTTTAAAGTTGCTTCTGATTCAGATATAATTGCATTATATCGATTTTCTAAAGCTTCCAATATTAGTTGTCTAAACATAGTTTGCCTCGTATTGTTTAAAATATTTTCCTAATGGAAAATTGTATTGATGATATGTGCCTAAAAGATGAAGTGTTTGTTTAGATCTAGTAGCACCTGTATACCAAACTCTTAATTCTTTTACTTTTTCAGCAGCATTTTTTTTGTCAAAATGAGATGGAAAATTACATTTACTAGCAAGAACAACATTATCAGCCTCCCCACCTTTTACTTGATGTATTGTATCAATAATAATTTTTGGTGGTTGAGTAAGATCCACTCCCTCGTTCATGAGTTTTTGAAAGTATTGTTTGTCTTTATCTTTAAATTTTCTTTTAAAGACTAAATTCCATGGACCTTTTTCATCTCGCATACCACACCTTAGATGTAATTCATCAAAAGTAAAGACTTGATTTGGGTGTGCAAAACTCCATTTTTTACTATCCGTTGACCGGTAGCCGTGGTCAATATTTAATAAATACTGGTACATTGTGGTTGCTTCTTCTCTATTTATACTACCACCCTCACAAATTTTTTCCCAATATTGTATTGCATAAAATTGATTCGGATCAAAAGATTTATTATTTTTTTGATCTTGATAATACAAACCAAGATTTTTAGCCTCAATCTGTAATTCTTTTTTTACATCATTAATTCTAGCAAGCACCATCCAACTGCCTTCAATATCCCACGGCACTTTTTTTAAACCATTCCATCTATATATTGCACCAGCTTTGTCATTAGAATAAAATTCTTTTTGAACTCTTTGATCACCCATAGAATTTAACAAACACTTCGAAAAAAAATGTATATTTTTATTTAATCTTACAGATTTTTTTAACACTAAAGATTTGCCAGGAAATGTTTGAAATAATGAAACATCGGCACCATTCCATTCATAAATCGCTTGATCATCATCACCTGCAATATAAACTCTTTCTACACCTTCCGACATTTTTACAACCATATCCCACTGCAAGGGAGTTAGATCCTGAGCTTCATCTACCATCAAAACTTTAAATGGTAATATTAAACCATCATCAACAAACTTTTGCACCATATCAGTAAAATCTAATCTATCTGGTGTCCGTTGTCCGTTTTCCAACTCCATTGTTTTAAATTCTTCGTAACCATTTATGATGGATTTAAATTGTTGTAACCTTACAGCTTTTCTTGTTTGTTGTTTATACAACCACACAGGGTCAACCTTCATATTTCTTGCTCTATCATATATTTGTAAAGACCAATTATTGTAAACTTTTTGATCATCGTGGCCTTCTTTGTAGTTAATTTTTATTGTGCCATATTGTGTATGAAACATTAACATATCAACTTTAGGATCTAATACAGGTATCTCTGCAAATTGTTGTCTTGCTAATGAATGCAATGTTCTAAAATATTTAAATGCATCTTCATCGTAACCTTTAAATTTTTGCCTAACTCTAGTTACACATTCGTTTACAGCTTTGTTTGTGAAAGATACATAACATATCTCATCAGGAGAATATCCTTTTTCAAGATAACGTTTTACACGTTTCAAAAGGTTCTCTGTCTTTCCAGTGCCAGGTGGTCCAAAAATCTTAATTGTCTTCCCACGCAGCCTTTGCTTTAACGAATTTGACATCTTTGTTCTTATGCTCACTTTGTTTTGGTAGACTAACAACCCAATGCCTTGATTGAATTCCTTTAAATTTAGCTTTAGGTTTAGCCCCACCTTGTTCTAAAAATCTTGTACATTCTTTTTCATTCCAATTGTAACTCATTTTTTTCATAAAAGCTCTAAAAGTCTCTAACTTAAATCTCATTTCATTCTCATCTCGCCAAATATTACCACTATCTATTTGATCAAATTCTGTTGTGTCTTCTACATCTTCTAAAAATCTAGCCATTCTAGAATTAAACACATCGCTACCTTCTTCTCCAGCATCAAACCCTTCCATGTCTTGTTTGTTAGAAATTAATTCTTCTAACCAATCTCTATAAGGGTCTGGATCTCTTTTTGTAGGTTTTAATGCACGCCAAACAATATCAAAGTTTAATAGTTGCTCACCTAACAATTGTTGTTGATACAATTGTTTAGTCGATAGTCTTATTGATTTACCCTGTATTGGTAAAATCCAATATGGTTCTGGATATGAATTTACTTTAATTAATTTTCCTACCTCTGGTAACGCTTCATTTGCACCTATACCTAATTTTCTTTTAACACACTCACTTGAAACACAATGCATTCTTGCAATAGATGTTTTACATTTATAAGCATACTCTTTATTCTCTACTCCTTTAAATATATTTTCTAACTCTTTTGGATGTAATCGTTCTTGGCATACTTTACTCATCATGTCTCTTGTCCAATCTTGATACATCACAGGGTCTGGATTTATTTTTTTTGCTAACACAGCTACATTAAACATAGCATCATTACGACCTTCACCTTTTTGCACTTTGTTTTTCATAAAATTTACTACACATGGTGGATAATCTTTGGTTTCATCATCTTGAAAAATTTTTAATTTTTTAAAAGCAGCAGGCGTTAATCTGTATTGTTTTACAAACTCATATAAGTTTTCTAATTTAACTGAGTTGCATTCATTATCCATTGCTACTCTAGTTGTCATATTAAATTTTTGATAAGGTAGGTTTACAAAATTCCCTTTTCTTTTCTCGTCCCAGTTCTCAGGAGTAAGATCTACTTCATCTTGTGCAGGGAAGATATCTGTGGTGGTGTCGTTAATGCCTAAATCAGAGGCAATCTCAATTAATTTTTTACGCATAGAAGATGCAAGAACTACACCCTCTATAAATAATATTAGATGGAGTCCGTTGGATTTCGATCTGAATGGTATGAGCGGGTATTTTCTTTTCCGTATAATCGATATAATTTCTTGATGCTGTATATTATAACGATCAACATCGATGACCCCCCAACTGCATGTATTATCATCTCGAATGGGAACTGATCCATAATAAGCTTCTCCTTTTAAATGTTGTATCCAATGATCATTAGTCATTGGATTAGGCTCAACCCAATGTTTGTACTCTGCCTTACCCTTAGAATTTTTTTTACCTGTGGGTTTGGAAACTCCAAAATATGTAGTAGATCCCTGGAAGAGATCTTTAAACTCCTCCAGGGTTTTGTCAAGTAGGTCCATATTAGAATGGAGTTTTTTCTACCGATTCTTCTTTTCCATGGTTAACTCTGACTGCACCTTTTTTGCATGTTTGATAAAACTCAAAAGCTGCTTTTATTGTCTCTTCGCTCTCCACGTTGCCGATATGCTCAATCTCCCAACCATACCATGAACCAAGGTTGTTCTTTTCAAGAACAGTTTTCATATTGTATTGTTGAGTAAATGGAGCAGGTTTAAAGAATCCTTTGCCATCCTTTTTCTTTTGTCTCAAAGACATCATCATAGAATTCCATTTCTTAGATTTTTTTCTTTGAGTTGACTTCATAGTAATTAGAGCTGTAGAAGATTTCTCTTCATCAACAATCATCACATAATGAGACGCTGTCTCTTCTATGTAATTACCATTTTCAAGTCTATCCTTACCATCATCACCTCTTGTGGTTTTACTCATGATATCAGAGTCAGCAGGATACACATTTATAGGAGCTGAAGATCCATCTTGTCCTCTATCTCTCCACTCAATGTATTCAAGCTTATAATAGCAAGGTATAACAACTATACCTTTTTGACCATTATATAGCTCATCAGTGACAGTGTTATAGATCATTCCAGGTCTTGCACTTTCAATAAACTGGCTATCTCCTTGTGTCACCTGAGGTGATAGTTGTCCTAGAACTTTAAGGAATGGTAATGCTAAACTCTTAGAATCTACATTATCAAAACCCTCATCAGCGAATTGCTCAATGTTAACTGCAGCAATTGCACCGGCTTGTTTTTTTATAACCACTTCGTTCGTTTGTCCGTTTTTTGGTTTCATATTATTACCTTTTATTTGTTCGTTATTTTTGTTTTATTTGCGATGTACACACCGAACAAATCGAATGGCAATTCTTTGCCGCCCTCAACTTGTTCTCTAACAAAAGCTTTTAAAGTCATTGGTTCTACTTTTTCTTTTTTATTGTAAGCAAAACCATTATCCTCACAAACTTTTATTAGTTCCGAGACTTGGTTGTCTTGACCTCTGCCAAAAGATGCCGTGATCGTATTTTTAATTAAATCTTCATGGCCTCTGTTTCTTAACCAGCTGAACGCCTCATCAACTCTTGATTCAGGAATTTTTGCTGCATAGAATGGTTTAACTTCTACAGTCGAACCATCTGCTAACTTCAACAAAGATACACCAGCTTCCTGCATCATCTCTGGAATTATTCTCTCTTCCATATCTCTAGCTTTATGCTTAAGTAATGAAAGTTTTTCTTCTTCTTGTTCTATTTGTCTATTAAGATCTTTTAAGTGATTGCATTTATCAGAAATAGATTTTACACTATCTTGATTAATGTCAATTTTTGACATTTGTTCAATATCCATATTTATCCTCCTAGTTTGAATTAAATTATTTAATTGATTCTTGCAAGAAAAAAAAGTAAAAAGTTTGTGGATGTGGATATACCCGTATAAAACTCAACCTTACGAACATCAACGTAATGCATTGAAAGAATCTGCCGAACAAAAAGTTTGGGCCTATTTTATGGAAATGGGCACTGGTAAAACAAAAGTAACTATTGATAACATAGCTTTTTTATATTTTCAAAAGAAAATAGATTCTGTTTTAATTATTGCACCAAAATCAGTATATACCAATTGGGAAATTGAAATAGAAACACATATGCCAGAACAAGTCAATTACAAAATATATAAGTGGAACTTAGATAAACCTAAAGATTATAATAAACTCAACCAATTTTCAAAACTTAGAATCTTTCTAATTAACGTTGAAGCTTTATCAACAAAAAGAGGTGTTGAGGGGTGTATTGATTATCTCACAAGAAATAAATTAAATTTTGTAGCATTGGATGAATCAACCACAATAAAAAACAGACAAGCAAAACGAACAAAAAACATTTTAACACTAGGAAAAATATCTCATACAAAGCGAATACTAACAGGATCGCCAATAACAAAATCTCCATTAGACCTTTTTACACAATGTCAGTTTTTAAGTCCAGAACTATTAGGTTTTAGTAGTTATTTATCATTTAGAAATAGATATGCAGAAATGACAGACATACCAGTGGGTTCCGGCAGATATATTTCAGTGCCTAAATACTACAAAAGACTTGAAGAATTAGAGCGTAAAATGAAGAAATTTGCCACTCGTATAAGAAAAGACCAATGCTTAGACTTAAAACCTAAGGTTAGGTCTAGAAGATACATAGAGTTGGATGGTGAAGGTAAAAAAATATATGAAAGGTTAAGAACAAACGCCTTAGCCATCGTTGAAGATAGCACCATATCGTTTTCAAATAAATTGACTGAAATAGTAAAATTACATCAAGTTTGCAATGGTTTTACAAAAGATGATGATGGAAAAATATTAACTTTGCATAAATCTAAATTAAATGCCTTAGAAGAAACTTTAGAAGAAACTGATGGTAAAGTCATTATATGGGCAAATTATCTCTACAATATTCATGAAATTAAAAGTTTTTTAGTAAACAAGTATGGAGATGAAGCGGTGGTTAGTATATATGGAGACGTTAGCGTTGAAAACAGAAAAAGAGCTGTAGATCGTATACAAAACGATGAAAAGTGTAGATTTTTAGTAGCTAACCCTTCAACTGGTGGATTTGGTTTAACTTTAACAGCTTGCAATACAGTAATTTATTATTCAAACTCTTATAATTTAGAAGTCAGAATGCAATCAGAAGATAGAGCTCATAGGCTCGGACAAAAAGGAACTGTCGTTTATATAGATATTGTTGCTAGAAATACCTTAGATGAGGCCATCATGAAATCATTAGTCAACAAAGGTAAACTAGCTGCTAAAACTTTAGGGGAAGAGGATCTTAAGAGTTGGTTGTTATAATTTTATTGTATTCATCAACTCTCAATAAAAATTTATCTGCATATTCTTTAAGTTCAGACTCGTTTAATCGCCACTCTTGATATTGTAAATCTCTACTGCACATTGAGACTACACCTTGTTCTATTGGACCATAATTTTTTGTATGCGCTAAATAGTATGCACCTAGTTGTAATTTATAATCTTCAACCCATTCATC